CTCCGCATTTCCGGGTCTTTCAATGCAAATGTATTAAATATTTCTTCAATGCTCATTTCGTGTTTTCTGAATACAAATGCTGACCGCTCCCAAAGTGTGTCGTTGTAGTTCAACTCCCAAGCCAATCCTCTTGGGTCAACTGACTCTACAAATAAACTTCCGACTTCATCCTGACTGCCGTTGTATCTCCATCCAAGATGATAAACTCCGAGTCTCGCTACTATCTTATCCATAAAGACTCGTTTCTGTGCTTTGCTGAATCCGGCGTGATACAAATAATACTGGACTGTTTGAGTGATTATGTTTGCAAGGTCTGTATCTCCTCCGGTTCTCGGTGATGCTTTGCCCTTCTTCCGATTGTCTCTTTCTATTGAGAAGATAACATTCAACACTGTCCTGATGAGATTGTAACTAAATGCGGGTCTTCCTTCCTGCTGTAATTGTGCTCTTATCTTTTTATCCCACTGTAACTCTGCAACTGTGAAATCAAAGTTCTCGGTTAGCTCATCATAGAACGGATTGAACTGTTGGCTGATGTTGTCATACAGTCTCATCATATCATACAGGGTTTGCTCATCCCTGATGTTCCAAGTTCTGTTCATAGTTTTTAACATAGGTTTTTATACTCCCATAAAATTGGGTTGTTTAAGTTTTTGTTTTTCTCGTTCTTGTAATTTCCTTAACCAGTTAGGTCTTGGGTCTTTTGGTTTCGGTCTCGGTGTGTATAATTCCATAAATCCATACTTGAAACCATCGTAAGGATGATCGGTCTTTGGTGTCTGGCTTCTGTCAAAATCTCCCCCGCTCTTATCTACCGGGTCAAAGATTGCTTCACTGAAAAACTTTATTAAATACTTTGCCTCTCCTGATATGTATAGTTTACTTGTTTCTACTGCCGGAAGATTGCACTTGATACACTTCGTATCTTTCTCGATAACTGCTTTACAGTTTAGGCAAGTCCGTCTAATCTTTAGAAACTCTTTGACTGCTTCATTGACAACTACTCGATACGGTTTATTTTTATCCAGGCTTTTTTTGTTTACGCATCTCATTCGTGGTGCTTTGCTTCCCATCCTCTGCTTGAACACATCCCGGAATATTGCAATCGGTGTTTTGTCAACTCCGATATTACTCAACTGGCTTATCTCCATATCCGTGTCATAGATGATTTCAAGTTCAAAGATTTCTTTCTCCAATAGGTAGTCTGCTATTGCGTTTGCTCTGTCTGATGGATTTGTCAAGTCTGGCAGGTAACATTCTCCGGCTACTACTATCGTTCCCTCTGTATCTCTCTGTAAGATTGATAGCACTGTTACGTTTCCGTAATCCAGTCCGCCTATTGAGGATCTCAATGGAGAGTAATGTAGTTTCTCAACTACGTGGTGTCTATATCGGAAGTCAACGAAGAACATACCCTCAAAGATTTCCATATCTCCGTATAGTTCTGCTCTCCTTCTATGTTCAGGTAATCCGTTTAGGTTCTTTCCATAATCTGATTTTACGAAGATGTTGAATCGTTCTGTTTCCGGGAGCTGGTGATATGTTTTGATAAGTGATTTTAGTTTGGTGTCGTCTATTTCTTCCAGAGGTATCTTATGCAGTCTTGCCATTTCCTTAATACTCCAGTATGCGTTATCCCATCCCTTTGCTTGTAGGTATGCGAATTCTTCCGGGTTCTCATTGTCTTCAAAAAGTTTATCGTAAAATACTCGCTTGTGATATGCGTGTCCGATGTTACCCGGATTAAAACATAAAAGTATTTTTGGTGTAATCCCGGTCTTGACTGATCTGTTTATCGTGTAAAGAAATTCTATTTCATCTTTGCTAAATAGTTCTGACTGATCAATCGCCACATCTGCAAACCCTCTGCCTTTTCTTTTCTGAAATGTTTCCAGATTTTCTCCTGATAAGAAACGAATGTAACTACCATTCTTTAATCTTAGCATCATATTTTGTTTATTGAATCCCTGTTCTAATTCCGGATAGGCGTCAAATAGTGGGGTGATATGAATGTCAAGCATATCTTGATAAACTCTCATTATAAATAATCCGTTTGTTCCCGGATATTTTTTTCTTCTTAGTATCATCAACATCATTGCACTATGAGATTTCGTTCCTCCTCGCGGTCCGCCAAATCCAATCCTTGTAGCTTTGCCAAACTCATACAACATCCAGAGTTTGTTCTGAATTGGTTGAAGACTCAATTTGTATCTTATCTCATTTTCCATTGATGATGTTCGTTTGTTCGATAGTTATATCGCCCCCGCTTGTGTTCGTGTCTCTAATCGCTTCTAATGAATTCAAAATTTTGCTGCAATCCCTGTTTTGGTGTTTACCCGATAAAACTTTCCATTTTCAAAACTTTTCTAATCCGTCAATCTCAAAGATTATGTTCCCGCCGTGATTGATATCAGTCCTATCAATGTAGTTGTAATTATTTTTTAGATTGAATATCGTTCCTGCAACCTGCCTTCCTTCAAACAAATTTATTTCTAAAAACTTTTCTATTTTCATTTTGGCTTTTTTTATAGCATCAACGATGGCTTTTCTTTCTGCTGGTTCCAAATCCTTGTGTTTTTCTTCATTCTCATAATTTAACAACGCCTGACGAGAATTTAGGTCTAACGCAAGAGCTAATCCAATAACAGTATAAGGTTCTTTGTCCTTTTTACACTGCTTAAAATAGTTATCTATTAACTTCTGCACTTCTTCTACTTTCTGATACTTGGATTTCTGTTTCGGTGGAATATTATTCGGGTTTTTGGTGTATTTCCTTTTAGGCTTATTACTTTTTGTGTTTGTTCTTTCCATTTGTTGCAAACATAAATAAAAAACCCCTTAAAGAAAACAAATCTTTTCCTTCTTGGGGTTTGTAAGTAACCAAAGGGAGGAGGCTGTTACCCTCTGGTTTTCACTTCAATCAACTATTATCTTATGCTGTCCTGCTGTGGTTCTGTTTCGAGTTCTCTCTCAAAGTTTGATGCTTCTTCCGTGATTAGTCCTTCCTCACTGGTTCCATTATCAGTATTCCTTGTCGCTCCATATCCTCTTGATAAACTGTTAGCAAAGATAAGTGCGTTTTCTGATCTTTTCTTATACCATAGCTTAGTCCTATTATTCCATCTGAAGCCATTCATCTTTAGTTTGCTTAGAACTTCCGCCGAAGGTTTGTCCGGGAACCTAATTTCAATTCCGTCTTTCTCTTTGTTCTCAATAACTTCTATTCCGCTCTCGCTTGATATTACGAGTTTTTCCTCTGTTTCTGGATAGACTACTGCATTTTTATCATAGAAAGATTTGTCTTGTGTTTCGAGTCTTATCTCCCGCTCAATGCTTTCTGAATATCTTTCCTCTGGAATCCCTCCTGTCTTATCAACTACAAGTATTCGCCCTCTGTTTTCTTCAAACATAATTTGATAGCCTAATTCTTCGGCTACTTCAATATATCTTTCTCTGTTAATTGTTCGATGAGTGAACAAATATTTTGTTCCGCCAAATACATCATTGAAAGGATTTCCTGAATAGTTATAGCAATCAGTCATTCCGTCAAAATGCCCTTCCTGATATTTCTTTACGATTTCATTTACTTCTTTATCTGTCGCTCCATCTTCCCAACGAATGTCTATGTGATCTCCGCCGGAATAGCTTTCAGAAGTGATTGAGAATTTTAGTCCGGGATATACTTTGCTGAGTTCTGTCCTTATATTTTTGGTAGCGAGAATCCGGGATGATGTTTTGCCGTCTCCTGTTTGCAACAAATTAGAATATTTTTTCTTCAATCCTTCCTTGATAATATTCTTTGCTTCCTGCTCTTTCTTTTGCTTGGTTTCAATCTCTGCGTGTCTCTTGTTGCGTTCAATGAGTTCTGCTTCGTGCTGTTCCGGTGTCTTTGTCTTATCTTCCATTGGAACATGAGCATTGAAGATTAAACGAATATCAGTTTTGAACTGTGGCAAATCTGCTATAACTAATACTTTACCGTTAATCTGTGTTAGGAAAGCATTTCTCTTTGCTATGAATTCTTCCTGCTCTCTGATCTGACTTTGACCGAATATTATAAAAAATACTGTCTCTCTGATTTCTTCCTTCCCTATCACTCCGCTTCTTTCCATCTTGTATGAAGCTATGTGAGTAAGATAATGAAATTGATGATCGAATTGCTGTATCTCTGCTTTCAATGCCTTTACACTAAAAGCGTATTCGAGAAATTTGAATTCCTTTGTCATGTTACTTAGTCCTTTCTTGTTTGTTGTGTGTGTGAATTACTGCTGTAAATATAAAGACTTCTTTACTAAATGTCAAGAGGTATTATAAGCCCTATTAGGTCTCTTAATACAAACAATGCCTTTACTTCGTCTCTGGTGTATTGATACAGGTGATCTTCTTTGAATAGTAGTAAGCAATTAGAGCTTGAGTTCTCACAATAGATGCCGTCTCCTTCGTCCCGGTTTTTCTGCCTGTTATATACAGTTACTACTTTATACTGCTCTGGTAAGTTAATAATCTCTTTCATTTTATCACCCCGCAACTTCCTAAGATGGATATTATTATCATAAATAAAGGAGGATAAATAAATACTATATAAAATGGGTGTAAGTATTTCATTGCTTTGCTCCTTTACAATATCTAAT